GAGACTGGGTGCAAAATATCATCAAGCTGTTTTCGCCCAGAGATGCAATAGTCGGAGGATGGCCAAAGGCCATGATCCCCACAACCGATTCTCGGGTCCAGAATAGCAGACTTGAGGCCAAGAAGTGCAAACTTGTCTAAAAACCTTTCGACTAGCCGCACTGTCAATAAGGCATTCTTGGCCAAAGATGAATCACACACGCGTCGGGGGCACTTCCAAACACGTGAAAACCAGAGGGCACTATCAGGATCATAGGCCAACATGGTTTCAATAAAAGAGAACTTGCCATGCCCACAAGAGGGATGGTAAGTAGTCGACGGCAAGGATTGTTGTTTACAAATAGCAACAACGTGTGACCGAAGAAGGTTCAACGGTTTACCGTAAGGATGACCAAAAAACCCTTTGAGTAATCTGTCACGCGAAGTTAAGCAAGGAGGAACGGCCAAATAAACATAATGACAAACGTTAAATTTGAAAACACACGACATACGTATCAAATCATCATCATCCAAATCACGTAACCAAGACAACACAGATTGCAAAGGCGGGGTTTGCGTTTGGCTTTGGGAGATGAATGCGCGAATAGTGTCACACAATTCATACTCCCAAGTCTCACGGTCACCCAACAACAAACGATTTGACATGAGAGAAAATGGAAGAAAGAAAACCGAGCGATATATAAAATAGATCAAGTAGGGAATACATGGGTGGCAAGCATCAACGAATCGATGCTTATTTTGGATAAGGCCACCCACGTGGCCTACTATGGTAAAGCATCGGTCAAGACTTTGTACCACGGCTTGGCACTTGGGCCGGTCATTGCCAGCCGCTGACTTCCATCCTCACACTCACATGGAATCATACGACATTTTACACACCGTAGGTATGAGTGGCTATAGCACACACAATCAACAAACCCACAATTACGGCACCGGTTATCATTTTGCTTATATTCATCAGCATCAGGATAAACCGGGCTCGATGGGGGGAGTGGTTCGACGTCCTCCACAGTGTAATCAAGGACACCAGTGAGGTCTCCGTCAACAACGGCAGCGCGACGTAGCCCATCAAAATCAAGTGTGTGTGGGAGCGATGGTATGCTATTGACCAGCGCCTCATAAACCATGTCGTCTTCGGCAGTGATGCCATAAACATGCTGTGTCATACGGAACGTTTCTTCCGAGCAGTACAAATCCGTATTAGTACTAAAATTGTACATGGCAGCACGTTTCATTGAGGCAGTGGCATGGGGCACAACGCCTTCCGTCAAGGCCATCACCCGCTTCACTTGGTGTCGAAGGCACGGTAAAATGTTTAATAGCTTTGCACGGCCAATAAAGTCCGCACGCAGCATGCGCTGCGCGTCCATTTTGGGCGGCACATTGCAGTAGTATCCCAACTTGCTGTAAGTGCGCCCCAATTTTGGCGCTAAAACCACTCTACGCTTGCCATCGCCATCAACGCATGGGTAGAACCGTGAAGAACAAAAGGTTAGCTTCCATGGTGCGTCCCATCCATCATGCCGGACGGCCTCCAAGACAAAGCCGAGAGATTTCATGTCAGCCACAGGGTTCCAACCCTCAACCAAATGGCGCGGAGCAATTACCACCCAGTCATCACCAGCAACATAAATCGCAACCTGGGGCTTCAACTCCGCAACGGACATTAACACGCCACGCTTCCGGTTATGTTTACATAGGGAATAGAGTATCATCTTAGCAAGCGTTCGACTGTTGCCGGTAGCAGTGTCGTGCTCACCGCTGCCTTTTGTCGAGTCGACTTCATACACCAATCCATATTTACCAGCGCCCTTCTTGTGAATAATGCCTCGCATGGTCTCAATGCACCATTTGCGAAGACCAGCACGCTTAAAATCGTTGATGCTGTCTTCGCAGGCCATGCGGTGATAAGTCGAATCATATTTTGAGAAATCGCCTTCATAAATAACTAAATCAGGGATTTCATTGCAAGCGCGCGCAAACGATTCGCCTATTTCATCGGCTGTTGATCCAAAG